TCCGGCTATAAGTACGGCCGCGAGTCGAACAGCCGAGTCACCTTTCAACCGGACGAGGTGCTTCATTTCAAGCGGACGAACCCGGAAGACCTCTACTACGGTCTCGGCAAGGTCGAAGCGGCATGGGGTGTCATCGACCTGAACGAGGCTTTCCACGAGATGGATACGTCGATGGCCGCGAACCGCGCGCGACCCGACTACCTCGCGACGATCCAGAACACGGACGCGAGCGAGGAGGCGATCGAGGAGTTCGAGCGGATGGTGAACGAACGGCTCCGCGGTGCGGACAAGGCCGGAAAGTTCATCGCGCTCACCGGACAGGTCGACCTCAAGCCGATGCAGTTCCCGCCGAAGGATCTCGGTGGTCGCGATGAGATCGTCGAGGAGATCGCCGCCGTGTTCGGCGTGCCGGTCTCGATGCTGAAGGCGAACGATCCGAACCTCGCGAGCGCCACGACCGGCTTCGCCCAGTGGCGGGAATCGACGATCCTTCCGCTGCTTCGGCTCGACGAGGAGACGCTGAACCAGAAGTTGCTCCCGATGTTCGGCCTCGAAGATGACGCGGTTCTCGCGTACGACGATCCCGTTCCTGCGAACCGGCAACTCGACCTGACCGAGCATCAGACGCTCGTGCAGGCCGGCGTGATGACCATCAACGAGGTGCGCGAGGCTCGCGGCCTCGAACCGCTCGACGTGGAAGAGGCGAACGTGCCGATCATCGGCGGCGTTCCCGTGATGGATCTCGGGCAGACGCCGGACGCTGAACCGGAACAGGTCGCTCCGGCTCCCGTTCCTAGCGGGATCGCCGCCGATGCACCGGCCGCTCTTGCTGCCGAGCCGACCGCGGCACCGCTCAATGGCGCGCAGATTCAAGCGGCTCAAGAGATCCTGCTTGCAGTCACGGCCGGCTCTCTGGCGGCGGCTGCAGCCGAGGCTCTGCTTGTGGCGGTCGGACTCACGCCGGCACAGTCGCGATCTATGGTCGCGGCACAGGCGACGATCAAACCGCAGGACGTGCAGCCGGTTCCCGAGGCTACGGTCGCGGCGGAATCCGGGCCGGTAGAGGAGCCTGCGAAAGAGGCAAAGGCCGTAGCGGAGTCTGCACCGGCCCGTTACGCGGAGATAGATTTCACGCCGACGAAGGAAATGGCCGCTGCCGCCGATCGCGGCTTGCGGCTCCGAGGCGAGTTCAACCGAGGCGGAACCGAGGTCGGTGTCGCGAGGGCGACGCAACTCAAGAACCGCGAAGTGCTGTCGCCGGACACCGTGCGGCGGATGTCGTCGTACTTCGCCAGGCACGCGGTTGATAAGCGGCCCGGCTGGGATGATCCGTCCGACCCGTCGGCCGGTTTCATCGCCTGGCTCTTGTGGGGTGGCGATGCCGGCCGCGACTGGTCGGCTGGGATCGTCGAGCGAATGGATCGGGCCGACGACGAGGACGACGGCACGAAGCAGGCCGATGACTGCGTGAGCGAGAAGATCCGTCTCTTGATGTCGGAAGGTTATCCGCAAGATCAGGCGGTCGCGATCGCCATCGACTACTGCGAAAGCAAGTCGAAGGGCTGCGGCTGCGAGCACAAGGCCGGAACGGTTCACCAGTCGAAGGCATGGCAAGACGATGGATTCCACGCGAAGGCTGCCGGCTATAGCCGCGAGGAACTTGCGATCATTCGGCAACTCGAACGATCCCTCGTCAACGTCGGCAAGGAGCGAATCGCGGCTGTCGTGAAGGCTCTTCGCGGCAGCGGACTCGATGGCTCCGCGCTCGTCGATCGTGCCATGCAGGAACTTGCGCTCGCGAAGTTCACCAAGGACATAAAGGACGCGGCTCGGCCGGCTATCGAGAAGGCGATCGGACTCGGCAGCGAGAAAGGACTTGCGACGGTCGAGGGTGTATTGCGGCGCGCCGATCGTGAAATGCCAGAAGGTGTTGGATTCGAGTTCACGAATCCGGAAGTGCAGAAGTGGGTCGATCGTTCAACGGCACGGCTCGCGACATCGGTCGGCGGAACCACGTCGCGCCGAGTTCGGTCCCTGCTCGGAACCGGACTTGAGGAAGGCAAGACGGTCGACGAACTTGCCGACGCGATCGAAGAGAAGGGATTCGACCAGGCACGAGCGAGGACGATCGCGAGGACCGAAAGTTCACGAGCCTATGTGCAGGGCCAGGTCGAGGCGTGGAAGCAGACCGGCATGGTGACCGGCAAGAAGTGGCTCGTCGCTCCTGATCCGTGCCCATTCTGCGAAGCGATCGGGCAGGAAGACCAGACCAAGGGAATGAGCGATTCGTTCTACAAGGTCGGCGACTCGATCACGGCCGCGGATGGCTCGCGGTTCGTCGTAGACTTCGACAACGTGACCGGACCTCCGCTCCATCCGAACTGCCGCTGCACCATCGTTCCGGTACTTGAGGATCTCCCAGAATGAACCGCAAGGATTTCAAGGCCGAAGGCTCGATCGTCGGCGGCAAGTTCAAGGCCGTGATCTCGACCGATTCCGTCGATCGCGATGGCGAGGTGATGGTGCCGGCCGGCATGAACGCGAAGGACTACGAGCGCAACCCGGTGCTTCTCTGGAACCATGATCCGTCGCAGCCGATCGGCAGGGCGGTCTCGCTCAAGCGTGAAGACTCGTCGATCGTGGCCGAGTTCGAGTTCGCTCCGCGTCCGGCCGATTACGTCGGCGACTGGTTCCCGGATTACGTTCGTGGCCTGGTCGCGGCCGGCGTGGTGAAAGCGGTCTCGATCGGCTTCATGCCGCTCGACGGCGGCGCTCGCGTCGCAACAAAGGGCGACGTGGATCGGTACGGTCCGGACGTTCGCAAGGTGTTCTCCAAGTGGAAACTCTTGGAGGTCTCCGCGGTCAGCGTGCCGGCCAACCAGGACGCGCTCATCTATGCGGTCTCGAAGGGTCTGATCTCGAAGACGGCCGCGGCTCGGTTTGGTCGCGTCGAGGTGCCGGCCGTCGCCGAGCGTAAGCACGTCGTGCGCGTCAGCGTGCCGAAGTTCGGGCGAGACGACGCGAGCCGGATCGTGCGTGAGGAGATCGCGAAAGCGGCCGGTCGCATCGTGATATGATCGCGAAGCCGGGCCCGGACGAGTGGCATTTGCCGAATCGGTGGGATGGCGCTTGCGTCTATCACCATCGCACATTCGGAACCACATTCCATGAAGTTCAAGAAGTTCGAGGAGGTCCAGAAGGATCTCCAGAGCATCGCCGATCAGGTCGGTGAGGCTCGCTTCGCCAACGCGAAGAACCTGTATCTCGAAGGCGTGGTCGTCACCGATGCCGAGGGCAACCCTCTCGCGCCGGAGAACATCGCGTACGAGGTCAAGATCATGCCGGCCGCGGTCGAGACCGATGCCGCCAGCACCGATGAGATGCCGAAGGAAGAGGAGCCGGCGAAGGCTCTCCGTGAAACCGTGAAGTCCGCCATCGCCGCGGAACTCAAGGCAGTTAACACCATGCCCAACGTGACCAGCACCGACACCTACAAGATCACCGGCAAGGCCAAGTACCTCGCCAGCAACGACGAGGCGTACCGCTTCGGTCGCTTCATCATGGCCGCTCGCGGCCACCGCAAGAGCGCCGAGTGGTGCGCGGCTAACGGCCTCGTCACCAAGGGCCACACCGAGAGCGTGAACAGCGCCGGCGGCTTCCTCGTCCCGGACGAGTTCGAGTCGTCGCTGATCTCGCTCCGCGAGCGCTACGGCGTCTTCCGTCGGAACGCGAAGATCGTCCCGATGACCTCGGACACCAAGCGGATGCCGCGCCGCAAGTCGACGCTGACCGCGTACGCGATCGGCGAGGCTGCGCCCGGCACCGAGTCGCAGCAGGTGTTCGACCAGGTGAACCTCGTCGCCCAGAAGTTCATGGTTCTGACCACGGCCTCGAACGAACTGAGCGAGGACGCGATCGTGAACCTCGGCGACGACATCGCGAACGAGATCGCGTATGCGTTCGCGCTCAAGGAGGACGAGTGCGGCTTCAACGGTGACGGCACCTCCACCTATGGCGGCATCGTCGGCGTGATTCCCGAGATCGAGGGCATCGCGTCGGCTGCCGGGATCTCCGATGCGGCGCTCGCTACCGGCTATTCCGATCTCACGATCGCGAATCTCATGGCATTCGTCGCCAAGTTGCCTGCGTACGCCGACTCTCCGAACTGCAAGTTCTACTGCTCCAAGGCGTTCTATCACGGCGCTATCGAGCAGCGGGTCTATCAGTCCGGCGGCGTGACCGCTCGCGAGATCAAGGACGGCAACGCGACTCCGACCCTGTTCGGCTATCCGGTCGAGTTCGTGCAGGTCATGCGCAAGACCTACACCGCCGACACGATCCAATGCCTCTTCGGCGAT